CACTTGCTAAATGCTCATAACATAGAGTTTGAAGTTATAGATCCTCCTGCATCTTCAAATCAAACAATCTCTTATAGTGAAATTATTAAAAAAATACAAAATATTGATTTAAATAATACAACTTGTAAAGAGGCATTTGATATACTATATAATATACAACAAAAATTAAAAAATATACAATAAAGAGGAGATCTTTTCTCCTCTTATCTTATTTTAATTTTCTATTTACTATTGCTTGTATTGTATTATAATCATAGCCTGCTGCTTGAAGTTTTGATTTTCTATCTGCACCATTTCCCCATTTACCTTGAATAACCTCATTTGCAATTGTCTCATTTGATTTTTTATTTGATGTTACAGATTTCGCTCCCAAAAGTTCATTTACTCTACTTTGAACTGCATTAGCATCATAACCTGCTGATGCTAATCTATTAAATCTATCTTGTCCATTTCCCCATTTACCATTTATAACTTCTCTTGCAATTTCATCTATTGATTTTAATGCAGGTTTACTTACTGTTGTCTTGGCGCCTAGTATTTCATTAACCTTGGCTTGTACTTCATCATACAATGATCCTAATGCTTGTTTTCTTGCCTCTCCTACACCATATTTTCCTGCTATTACTTCATTTGCCAAATCTATAACAGACTTTGTTTCTTGAACTGGTGTCTTTGTATCTACATTTACAGCTAATTTACTTTTAAATTCGTTCCATCTGTTTGGATTATTAACAAATGGTGCAGGACAACATTTATGTGTTACATCATAATGTCTAATGACATTATCTGCAGATATATTATATTTTGTCATTAATTCTTTTACTAGTTCAATTGTTTTGTTAATTATATTTTCTGATATATCTAATGTCCCATTATTATTAAAACAACACATTTCAATTCCTATTGAATTTGAATTTCTACAATTGTTGTAATATGTACCTTTAGTTCCACAATGCCATGCAATATCCTCATCTCTGACTACCCTATAAATTTCATTATCATCTACAAAATAGTGAGCTGATGCACCTCTATATGCATCTTTAAAATAATCAGAATTGTTTTTTGCAGTTGAAACTGCTCCAACATAGTGAATTACAATAAATTCAATTTTTCTATTATTTCCTTTTGTATAATTTCTTGTAGTTATGTTTTCTTTTATTTCCATTATTTCTCAACTCCTTCCACATCATTTTCAAAACCTAAAGTGTCTGGATCTACTTTTACATTTTCATCCATAGTAATAACCTCCTTATAAAAATTAATACTGGAAGATTTTTTATTTTTCTTCCAGTATTCTATATATACCGTAATTTTTTTACGGTGTTTATTCAGTTTTATTTGTATTACTTTCTTTCAGTTGTGTTCCAAAATAAAAAGCAATTATCATTAAATATATTTGTTCTATATTCATTTGTCCCATTATTGCTTTATATGCAACTACTAATGTTAAGATCAAGGTTACTAAACTTTTTACATTTATTAATTTTGCAAATTTATCTTTCATTTAACCCACTTTCCTTTCTAAATCATTTATGCGATGATTTATTACTTTTATTTGTTCTTCTACTACCGGCATTCTTTTAGCGAAATTATTGTGTTCCCTAACTTCACTTGTTAATGCCTCAATTTTTGTATCTGTTACCGCCTGCTGAATTTTTAAATTTGTTTCAATTTTCTTATTACTAGATATGTTTGAAATAATTGTCCCTAATAATGTTAGTCCCCCAGTAATGATTGCCACTATAATTGACTCCATTTCCAATCCTCTCTTTCTTTTGCAATAGAAAAAGAGCCTTATTAAGACTCTTCTTCCAACTTTTCTTTCACTTTCTTTCTCCATAATTTAGGGACATCATCAATTGTCATTGTTTTTAAATCTCTAATTTGGATTACATAAAAATTAACCATTGCCAAGTACCTCCCCAATTTCCATAATTGCCTGTTCTAATGCAGAAATTCTATCAACATCAGGAATATCAACAATTTGTTTTGCATATTGTTCTTTTGCAAAATTTATCCAAGTTTTATACCCTTTTGCAGTTGATAATTCTTTTTCTAAGTTATCTCTATATATTGTCGGAATTCTATATATATCAAATTTATAAATAGTTCTTGAGATTGCTTTTCCAGTTTCTGCATCAAAATCAATTCTTTGCTCTTCTGTTATATTATCATTTAAAACAATTTCGCATCCATTGTTTAAAATGTTCTCAACTATGTATTTTTCCGGTTTTATATCTGATTCCACTTGATAATTTACTTGCATTTCTTATCACTCCTTTACATTTTTTTGTAGTTATATATGGTTTAACATATTTGTTTCTGTAATTAAAACTATTACAATGTTTTAACCAACCATCATAACTAATCATAGCATAGGCATCATTTAGTCTTATTTTTTTTCTTTTATATATTTTCTTTACTCTTCTTTTTATTCTTAAGAAATTTCCTCTTCTTAATGTTGTATATCCTCGGTAGAAGCGGTATCCAATAAAATCAACTGGTCTACTATCAACTTTAAATAATTGCCAATTTTCTTTTAATTTTAGCCCTTCTTTCTTCAAATAATCACTAATTAATGCCCTACATTTATGTAATTCCTTTTTATTTCTTCCAAAGAGCAACATATCATCCATATATCGCAGATAATATTTTACTTTCAGTTCTTCCTTTATATAATGATCTAAACTCTGTAAATAAAAATTTGCAAACCATTGAGATGTATAATTACCGTATAGGTAATCCAGACTCTGAACTATCTATTATTTTATCAATTAAATCAAGCATATCATAATCTTTAATTATTCTTCTAAATTTACTTTTCATACAAAATTTATCAATACTTGGATAAAATTTTTTCACATCTAATTTTAAGCAATATTTAGTATTTTTCTTATCATCTTTTAGTATTCTTTTTATTTGCTTTCCACCATAATGAATACCACGATTTGGAACAGATGCACAGCAATATTCATACATTCCCTTTTCTAGTATTGGTTGCAATTGTAACATTATACACCAATGAATTACTTGGTCTGGATAAAAAGCAGGCTTAAATATTATTCTTTCTTTTTTATTAACTCCATCGTGAATTTTCATCTTTTTATACGGACTTAATTTTATACTTTTATCAACTAGCATTTTATATATATCATCTACATAATAATCTATATTGTTCATTATTTTTACAACATTTTTTCTGCTCTTTTTACCTGCAGATGCTTTTAAAATTGCTATCTTAATATTATTTTTATCACATAGCTTTGAATAAATATTGCCTATTCTTTTCATCTTATGTTCTCCTGATATTTCTTATTTTTGTCTACCGGTCTTTCGACTAAAAAGAAGCTACTAAACCAGTCCAGTTGCGACTCTATTTTTGCCAAGGGGCACGGAAAATGATGTGTAATTTATCTATAATTAATTTTCCAAAAATAATAACACGACAACCGATGTTGAAGTTCGCATTCGAAGAATCATTGTTGAAATTCCAATACCACAAGCCACAGTTAGCGCCATTGTTGAAATTGCCACCCACATGAGCAAAAACTCCGAAACGAAGAGCAAAGCTCGGTCGAACACACACCAAATCCCTTTTTTATTTATTGTGTTTGATAATAATTATATAATTTTTCCCTTAACATTTTAACTATACCAGAGGCTAGTTATTCTTTGTGGGAGGCTGACCGCCCCCACACCCCTGTTATTTCTGGTTATCAATAAGAACACGACAACCGATGCTGAAGTTCGCAAGCGAAGAATCATCGTAGAAATGCCAAGACCACAAGCCACAGTCAGCGCCATCGCCGAAAACGCCACCCACAAGAGCAATTCTATTTCCTGTGTTTTGGTAATAGTAATCAGATGTTCCTGAACCTGATCCAGCACCAATTTCATTAGGAAATCTTGCTAAAGGTTCATCCGGATCATAACCAAGATTTTTTGCATATCCATTTGTATCAGCATTTGTGTATCCAATTACTTTATATGGTGCAACAAATGTATCAGATTTATATTGAGAATGATCTTTGCATAAATATGCAACTCTATCTTTAATATTTAATCCATCAACAAATTGCCACATATTAGAGAATATATTTTCAATTCCTCTATAAATCATAGAATGAAATCCATCATTTACAATGCAACCAGATTTCATTCCTAGACTATCGCATTGTCCGGACTCTTGTCCTATTCCCCAAATCACATTGCCTACTGCAATATTTACTGCAGCACCATCGAAATAAATTACTTTACCAGAAACATTACCATCTGAATAATTTTCAACTTTAGTAATTGTTCTATTAGATGCAATAGACATATTCCACCAAGCAGTTCCTATTGCAATTGTTCTTCCAACATATAAATTTGTTGAATTTACTATAATTCTGTTAACACCTGTTTCAGCAATTAGTGCAGCAGACTGTTGGCCAGTCATTACGCCATTTCCTAATTTATTTTGAGAATTATAATCTGCATACTCTACTAAATAAAGCATTTGTAAAATGAAGTATCTATAATCTAACAATGAAAATTTACTTCCTAAGTTTTGTGCCAATGTTCTAAATTGTGATATTGTTTTATTATATACTGGTATCAAACCACTATATGAATGCAATTTATCATCAACTAATCCCATTACATATCTTGCATAATAAAAATCTTTGTAATGTGTAAATCCGCTTCTTTCAATATCAGAAATTAAGATATAATCATAATCATTTTCTTGATATACTTTAATATAAACATCTGGAATATATGTATATACATCTCCATTCGTTCCATCAAATTTAAAACTTGCATCTCCATACCAAGCCTTTACTTTTCCAGTAGTAATATCATAATTACATGTTCTTATTTGACTCCAAGGATATAAATTATCGAAATCATTTTGAACTGTTGTACCATTTTTAGTAGCATTAGCAACTAACCCAATACTATCTTCTATTCTTTCCCAAGCCGTATTTGTGTTATTAGTTATCTTTCTTCTAACACCATATATATGTCCTCTTTTTCTTTCTATGTTTTCAACATCTGTCTCAATTTCTTCTATTCTTGCAGTAACTGAACTAAATGTTTTTGATTTTATTGTTGACTTTCTTGCTCCTGTAACTTCTGCATCTTTTATTTCAATTTTCTTGTTTGAATTAGTTAATGCTTTTCCTTCTAATGTCAGCCCATCTAATACATTAACCTGAGCTCCTGTTGCAATCCCATTTAATTTTGCTTTCTCTGCTGTTGTATAATCATTTGATGATAAGCCTTTTCCTGTTTCTTTACTAACTTTTTCATCATTTAATTTTTTTACACCAGCATCAACTTTGTCCCAGTTTTCATTTAATGCAGTATCTATATCGAAATTACTATTTAGATCTGCATCATTTGATGTATCGTGTTTAAATAACCCTAAAAAACTTGTAACTAAAGACATATTTGTTCCTCCTAACTATTTAATTTCTTTTTGTTAATATAGACATCGCCTGTTATTTGCAATGCCCCCTTTAATGTTTCATCATACATATTATTTATTGCAATACCATTTTTAGATATTGCAATTGCAGGTATTCCTGTTCCTAATGTCATTTCATAAATTGATGTAGACAATCTATCTTTTATAACAATCCTAATATTAAAACTTTTTGTTACACTAAATCCATTTGCACCAGAGTCTCCTCGTATTTTTCCACTGAAACTAAAATTATTTCCATCTAATTTAGTTGTTAATTCATCTCCTCTAATCCAATCTTTAGAATTAGTGGTTTTATATTCATAATAACAAGATGTTATTGCATTATTCATTGCACCAAATCCATATCCCCAATAAGTACCTTCAAATGATATACTAGTTTCTGATCCAACTCCACCAGTTCTTGCAATACTTGCTTTTTTTATTACAATATCTGAATAATCTAAAAATCTACTTGGGGAAATTTGTTTTACTGTTGAATTTCCTCTGCTATCTATTGCATAAACATTAAAAATATTGCTATCTGCATTATCAATAGTTCCACTAACAGTAGAATTATCTGAATACTTAATATCTAATTGTTTGTTTCCAACTACAAATCTATATAAATTCATAGACGCATAGTTTTTAGCCACTGCTTTATTTGCTGCAGAAATAATTGCCTTAACATTAGAATATCCTTTAATTATTGATTGATTTCCACCAGTCAACTTAATTGTTGATGCGTCTGTATCCTCGTAAGTGAAATTATAAAAAGCAGGATTTGAATTTATAACATTCAAAGTTCCTACTTTTTCATTATAATATTCTGAATTGCCATAAGTAATTATTCCAACTTTTACAGAAACACTATTACTATTTTTAGAATATTGTAACATAGACAATATTTGTGTCTTTGTCCAAGTATAAGATGTATTTTTAGTTCTACCTGATGTCAAACGCCTTGTACCACTTGGGCAATCTAAAAAGTATGCAATATCATTTCCAGAAGGATTATTGCAATCAACTTTTAAAGAACTTTCATTATTTAAGCTAAAATTATTATTTGGACTCGTAATAGTAGCAATATTTTTAGTTGCAATTGATAAAGTTCCACTCTCTGACCATAGACCACTATCTGCTCTTCTCAATCTAACTCTTACATTGTATGTAGTATTAGGTTGTAATCCACCTATTGTAAATGTACCACTTTTTCCATCTCCTGCAACATTGTCTCCTGCATTAGTCCATCCACCACCATTTAAGGAATATTGAGTCCAATCTCTTCTTGGATCACAAGTCCATTTTATTGAAACTGAATTTAATGCAGTTCCATTATTATAAATATTTATACTATTCAAATATCTAGGAATATTATCAAGCCACCAACTGCCACTACCAGTACAATTGACTGCTACAGTATAAATACCTGCTTCAGCATAGGCACTAAACTGCTTATTTCCTTGGCTATCGTGATAAATTCTTTTTGTTCCAGATGCTACTGTAGTTCCATTATATAAGTTTATACGACTTGAAGATGAATAAACTTCTTCTCCATCAATGACAACTTTAAAATTACCTGCTTTATACCAACTAGAACTTGCATTTCCACTACCAACTAAATTCCAACCAATATCTGTATAGTTACCATCTATACTTCTTCCATTGGTCCACCAGTTAAATGTTAAATATCTTCCGTGATAATTACCAGTTCCAAAAGACCCACTACTTGCCATACTATCTCCTTTCTACAATAAACTTGACAGCCAAATTTGTGAACTCACTTTTTGAATTAAAAGTCCTGCTATCTCAGCTTTTCCATTTACAATCATATCTTTGGTCTCCATACCTTTATCAGTAAATTCTGAAATAACATCTCCTGTTGCTTTATTAAATACTCTATTTCCATCACTATCAATTCTGGTATAAGTATTTGTTTCACTGCTATTTACTTGAATACCTTTTCCAATCTGGACGGCATCAGTATAAGTTTCATTAGCATTTTGTTCCCAAGTTTGCTTTTCAGAGCCTAAATTTCCCATCAAATCAGAAATATAGACAGTTTTATTTGTATCTGTATAAAAACTAATATCAATTGTATTTGAAGTAACATCAATTGTTTTGCAAAACTCTTTCCATTTATCTCCAGTATATTCTAAATTGAATGACTCTCCATTTAAAATAACTCTTGCTTTAGTAAGTTCATTTTTATTTTTGTAAATAAAACTTATTGTATAAGTTTCGTTTTTTAATTGTACAGTCTGTTTTGTTGTTCCAATTATTAATTCATACCCTATTCCAGAAATGGAATTTTGTTTTAAGTCAGTATTTGTATATTCTGTGATATTTTCATTCCAATATTCTTTAGAATACGCAAAAATATTTCCTCCGCCTTTTGTAGCAACAGTTGTTTTTAATCCTTCAATTGTTAATTTTAATTGTGCAATTTGTTCTTGATATTCTGCTGTTATTTTCTTTATGGTATCATTTGTTTCTTCTGCATTCATTTGCATAGAGTTTATTTTGCTACCATCTTCTGTTTGCTTATCAATTATTGCATCAATAGTTCCTTGTTGTTTATCAACAATAATCTCTGTTCTTCTTATTCTTTCTAAATCACTCGGAACATTTTGATAATTGACTGTTGCCTTAATAATTGATGGTGCTGACATTTCACTTTCAAGACCATTTGGGCTTTTATATGTAAATCTAAATAAAAAAGATGATGCAATTGCACCATCAAAATCTAAAATCCATAATGGATCTCCTGTTTCTAAGTAAGGTTTACATTGTCCTTTCAATTCGTAAGATGTATAAGAGAATCCTTTTACTTTATCAAATAATTCCACAATAAGTTCTTCTCTTTTTTCTTGAGTATATGCAAATGGATTATCATTTATTGCAAGACAATTTTCTCCATCTGCTGCAATACTCTCCTCATCTCTTAAAGTAATATTTTCTCCTTCTACTTGGCTCATACCTAGTGAAACAACATTTATCGGATGAGTATTCCTTTTTATAACTAATTCTGAGTAATCACTTTGCTTTTCAAGGCTAGGTTCATTTGTGTTTGTTGTTAGTCTCTTTACCATTATTTCATTCATCGATTTGACTATCATTTCATCAACCTGTTTTGTTGACTCTTTTTCTATTCCTAATGTTTTTAAATCATTAGTTATATTTCTTACCTTCTGTTTCATTAAATCGACTACTAACATTTTATGAACATCTTTTACTTTGTACTTTTTACTATCAATTAATTTTGGTGTAATAAAATACAATTTGTTATCAGATTTTATTTTTGCAAATGATCCTGATATTCCAGCAACTGCTTGAAACACTTGTCTTATTATAGCATCAACTTCAAATTGATTACTATCTACAATAAAATTGCAGTTTGCAAAGTCTTCTGTTGCTAATTCAAGACCTGCTAAATTGCAAGCCTCTTTTGTAACATCTAATACTGTTATTTTCTTACTTGAATAATCTAATTTAGATTCATATAAAATATTTGATTTCAGCATATAGTCCATTGCACTTACTTTATTTATTAAAGTAGTATCTCCGTGGCTCTTCATCAATTGTAATGAATTTGCCTAGTGAAATCCAATGTACTGAATTTTCAACTTTTATTCCTGTGAAATATTCAAATTCTTTATTTTCTAAATCAACAATATTTTCAATTTCAAAGTCAAGAGTTCTTGCAATTGCAGTTCCAAAAATATTTCCATCATCATAACAATCATCACAATATTGTACATTACTAATAGGATATTCTTTATTTCCAATTTTTATTTTATCATATTGAGTTGTACTTTCTTCATAGGACTTTCTTATTTCATCACTTAAATCAATCATTGGTTAATCTCGCCTCCTATTTGAGAAAGTGTTACCTCAAATTCATCTATTCTTCCATCTCCAACAGAAGAAATCATTGAGGTATCAGGCAGAGAAACAAAGAATTTTTTAGTAATCATCTTATCATATTTGAAAGAATAATATGTATAATAATCCTCATTTTTACTAAAATGACTTATGTATTCTTTATAAGTTTGTTTATTTAATTGTCCGAATTTTACAGTTATTGTTGTTTTAGGCATTTTTCCATAATTCTTTCTAATACTTCCATCACTCATAGTAATACTAGATAGAACTTCTGCTTCATCTTCTTTTAAATTATATCCTTTAGACAATATATTTTTAAACTTAAAACCATTATGTTCCAATAATGACATTCTCTCCACCTCCTAATATCCATATTGTAACTTTCTTTTTATATTTCCTTTATTTACTGATGAAGTCAATACTTTTCCATCGAGATTTGTTACTGAATTTACAGTAATTTCTTTATTATCATCAATACTTTGTAGATGTGTTTGCCTATTATCTTCTGTTTCAACCTTAATTTGATGACTACTTGTTAAATTAGATGTTAGTTTTGTATTTTCATGTTCTACTGCTCTTTGCATATCTTTATAAACATCTTTTAAACTATCATTAAATCCTTCTCCCAATCCTAATCCTAAATATTGACCAACTTCCTTATTAAATACCTTAGATGGAGAATGTATTCCAAATAGACCTTTAACCTTATCAATAATTCCACTGCAAAATCCTTTTATTTTATCAAAAATCCATTGTTTTACATTGTTTATTCCTTCCCATAAACCTTTTATCATATTGCTACCAATTTCTTTAACTTGTGAAAATCCTGCCTTTAACCCATTTACAATTGATGCTATGATTTGAGGCATATTCCTTGCTAATTCAATTACTATTGTTGGAATTGCTTTTATAATTCCCATAAATAGTTGAATTGCTGCCTGAATTAGCCTTGGTAAATTTTGAATAAGTACACTAGTAATAGTTAATATTATTCTTGGTAAATTTTCTATAAGAGCCTCAATTATTGTAGGTAATGCTTGTATCAATCCCATAAATAGTTGAATTGCACCATCTATAATTGCAGGTATTGCATCAATTAAGGCTTCTAAAATTGTTTCAATTATATGTGGTAAGTTATCAATAAGAGCATCTATAATAGTTGGTATAGCTTGAATAATACCCATAAACAATTGTATTGCTCCTTCAATCAGTCTTGGTAATGCATCTATCAAGCCATATACTACTGTGTTTATTATCTCATCAAGGTTGTCCAATAAAGCAGTAATAATTTCTGGAATAGCCTCTACAATTCCCATAAAGAAACTAATTGCAGCATCAATTAAATCTGGTAAATTATCTATCAATACACCTATTATTTGATTAACAAGTTGAACTAATTCTATGATTAAATTTGGAATTGCATCTACCAATCCTTGAATTAAACATATAATTATTTGCATTCCAACATCAACTAATAATGGTAGCATTGCTGTTATTGTATCAATAAGTTGTGGAATTACATCTATTAAGCATTGCATTATTGCTGGTAAAGCATCCAATATACTTTGTACCAATGATTGTAATGCAGTTAATATTATTGGTAATGCCTCCTCTAGTAATGGTGGTATCATTTGAATTATTTTAGGTAGAAACTCTTGAACTAATCCTCCTACTAATTTTGAAATTCCATTTATAACAACTTCTATTCTTGGAATAATATTATCTCCAAATGTAAGTACACTCTCAACAAAATTCTCGATTAATTGACCAAAGTCTTGTGAATCATCAGCCATTCCTGTCAATAAATTTTGCCATGCACCTTTCATTGCAGCAGCAGATCCTTGTATTGTTGTACTTGCTTCCTTTGCGGTTGTTCCTGTTATTCCAAGTTCTCCCTGAATAACATGAATTGCTTGATATACATCATTTAAATTTGATATATCATACTTAACACCTGTTATTTTTTGAGCATCTGAAAGTAATCTTTCCATTTCTTCTTTAGTTCCACCATAACCAAGTTTTAAGTTATCAAGCATAGTATAGTTTTGCTTTGCAAATCCTTGATATGCATTTTGTATGCTTTCCATAGATGTCCCCATCTTATTTGCATTATCTGCCATATCTGTAATTGCCATATCTGCTACTTGAGCAGATTTTGCAGTATCTCCATTCAAACTTTGTAACAAAGAAGCACTAAAAGATGTAACTGTATCCATATAAGCATTTGCACTTAATCCGGCTGTCTTATATGCATTATTAGCATAGCCTTCAACAATTCCTGCACTTTCTTTGAACAATGTTTCAACACCGCCAATTAATTGTTCATAATCCGCATAACTATCTACTGCACTTTTGCCTATTGCAATCATTCCTGTTGTAACTGCTGCAGCACCAATTGCAATACCTTTAAGGGCTGTTCCGGCAATACTCTTTATTTTACTAAAGCCACCTTTCATGCTGTCTATACCTTTGTTAAATCCATCATTATTTAACTCGGTGTCTACTACAACAGAGCCATCTTTTGCCATTCTTTCACCCCATTTCTATAATAAATTTTGGGATTACCACAATTCATTTGCAAAATCAGACTCTTTTTCTTCATCAGTTCTCATATCAGGTAATTCATATAATTTTTGCATCTTTTTATAATGTGCTTTCATTTCTTTATCTTTTATTTTAGAAACATTCATATTTCTATAACCCATTATTTTCACGAACTGAGTATTCTCGTTTAAGCTATTAAACAAGGATTTGAATTTCCACCAATGCATATACTCAATCTCATTTAAGTCGATTCCATATTGCTCCATAAAAGCACTAAAAATGTATTCATCATCAAATTCATAGCTATAAATTTGTTTTGCATCTTCTTGTCTTTCTTCATAGTCCTCTTTATTACTATTTTCAATAATTTTTCCACATCTATAAAACCACAATATATCTTGTACTGCTTGTCTTACATCTGTAATTTTACTAATATCATAATAATAAAGTTGTAATGCTTGCATTATCTTCACTTCTTCACTTAAATTATGATCTTGCATTAATAATTCAAATTTTATACTTTCTCTGAAATCCGTTCTAATTTTCAAACCACTATTTGTATATTGTGGTAATTCATCTAAAAGGATGTTATTATTCATTTTTATTTTCTTTTGCTCCTCCTTGTTTCTCTATTTGGTTGGTATCTACTCAAAGATGTTGCAAAAGACTGTTGTTGTTTTTCCTTTTCTTTTACGATTTCCTCAAACGCATCTGTATGTTCTCTCAAATTATTTTTATTTCCAAATAACTTTTCAGAAATCCCTTCTCCAAACACATTGTCAAAGAAATTATTTATAATTCTGCATTGTTCTCTTATCACCTGTGAATAAGAAAGCCCTGAAGTTTCTCCTTTTTCGCATTCTTCAATAACTTTTTTTGCCTCGTTTTCAAATTTTTCCATATCATCAGCATCTAAAAAATCGAAATTAACCTCAATGTTTTTAATTTTCATAATAAATTCCATCCTTTCATAAAAAAAATAAGCAGAAGGTTATATTGCCCTCTGCTACTTACATTAACTATTCTGTTACTATTGTTGCTGTTCTTTCATCTTCGCTTAAAGTAACTTTGACTTTTTTAAATTTACCTTTTGCCTTTAATGCTCCACTATATGTATATGCATCGTTACTATCCCCATCACTATCAGGAACAACAGCATAGCTTCTTAATCTTGCATCATATTTTCCATCTGTATCTTTTGTTGTTTTATCTACAACTAAAGTTTCAACAACTGCATCATCTCCAGTTAATTCATCATCAGATATTTGTGCTATCTTTTCATGAACTGGATTGTCTTTATATTGATCAAATGCATAAGATTTTTCTTCTGCATAACCTGTTGTATCAGTTGTGTCTCCATCTTCATCTACATATCTTCTACTATATTCAGTAGCATTTTTTGATGTTGATATTTCTGTGAATTTACGCATTCTTTCAAAGTTTTTTTCTGTTGATGTACCAACATTTAAGAAAGCGACTTTGTCACTTCTTTTGACTCTTGTTTCTTTTTTCTCAGCCATTTTAAAAGCTCCTTTCTTTTCAATATTCTTCTATATAGATTATTTGCATAGGAATAACATATATTGCAGTTGTTTCTGTTGTCTGTAATATTGTTCCTCTATTGCAACTAATTTTTTCTATACCATCTATATCTGGTAAATTATTCTTTTTTTCTTGCTCTTTAATCCATTGTATAAAATCATCACAAAATTTAGAATTATTTATTGTTTCTAGCGCATTAAATGGTGCTTGAATGCTAAAATCAAAATTTATTTGTTCTCTACATCCACCATCTGCAAATCTTTGTATAATTGTTGTTGTAGGTGTTTCATCAATAGAATAACTATAAGTTTTGGACTTCAAATAATCTACATTAACCTTTCCACCTTTTAAAAGTGGGCATTTTTCTATAAATTCTTTGATTATTTCCATTTTTCCCTTTATATCAGCCATATAAAATCATCCTTTCTTAATGTAATTTTCTACATCACTAATTAAATCATTTTTTCTTCTTTGCAACATTAATTGCTCCCATTTTGCACCAGTTCCAGAAGTATGATATTTAAGATTTTTACTTGTTACACTCTTTATTTCTCCTTTTCTAGCCCAAGAACTTCCTTTTTCAGTAAGCATTAATTTTCCATAATACTGAAATTTTGCATGAGGACTATTATATTTTATTTCATTGTTTGATGGATGCGATTTAATTTTTCTCAACATTCCACTATTAAATGGAATAAATGGATCACTTAATCTTTCAACTGTATCTCTTAAAAATTCTGTTACTTTACCATCTTTGTCTAATCCGATGATCTTTAATTATCTTACTTTTATTATTCATCTTAACTTTCAAATTAAAACCACTAGCCATTATTCACTTACTCCCAATTTATAATGTTGTAAATTACCTTTTCTATTATCATCCACACTAACAATCCTATATTTTTGAATATCATTATCTCTAAATATTTTATAATATTCATCGTTTGGATCATCTTCTTTTGCTGTTAATCTTTTTATTTCAATATTACTAAAATAATTAACAGTTTTTGTATCTACATTTTTAACAGAAACATTAGGCATTCCCTCAACAAGTATATCTTCATTACAAATATGCAATTCTTGATTTGTAGGTATATAAATTGTGCCTGTGCTTCCATTTTGAAAGCCGTTTATCAATAACATTAGTTTTTTTATTATGCCTAAAATAAACTTGTTTAAAAGCCATTCTGGTAACACTATCATCATCATTTAAATGATAAATTGTAATTGAGTGTATAAAAAATCTTTTGTTCATTATCCTACCCCACAATATAAAAGAGGTTGTCCATCTTTACCAATAATATTACTTAAATATTTCTTTATAATGCTTATTTTATCCTCTTCTAATTTTTTTTCTATTTCCTCAGGAGATGAATAAGTTTCACTCCATCCTTCTATATTTTGTGATTTTAAATTTCCAACTTCTTTTTTTTGCATTTCTGCATCAGCAATTTTTTCAATAATTAATGCAGTAGCATATTTTACATTTTCGTGTAAATCTTCTATATCAATTCTATTAAATGTTTTTGAATTGATATAAACACTTGCATCAATTACATATTTATTAAAGTTATCAGGTATGCTACTGACACCTAATAACTCTTTATAATCCTTATCATTAATGTATTTTAGCATACCTTAATCCTCCAAATACTATTCTGCTGTGTTTGCTGTATTTTTTCTAATTTGAACGCCAAGTTTATTAGTAACCATTAATCCCCCAACTTGTCTACCTTGTAAAGCAGATGCACCAATATGTTTACCATCTTTTAAATCTTCAACAGCAGGTTCTTTTTTCCATACTTCATATTTTTGGCAATATCTTTTATCATATATAATAAAATCAACATTCTCTCCCATTAAATAGTTTGGTTTTGTTGCAACTCCTGCTAATTTACCAATTACACCTTCTCTAACAAGTTTTTCTCCTAAAGTTCCTGCAGTATTAGAGAATTTTTCGTCAGTTAATAACAATTCTTCAACATCTGCTGAAATAGCAACTCTCATTTGATTTGCTTTCATATTTCTTTTTTTCATATTTTTAATTTCTGCAACTATTTTTGCATAAACATTTGCAGTTGTTAATTTTGAAGTATCAGATGAAACAGTACCTTTTAATAGAGCCTCAATAGCCATTTGTTCTTTTTTCATACCAATTGAATAACCTGCACTATCAATTCTTTGTGCAACTAAATTATCTGGAACAGCCTCAGCCTCGTATCCATCTATTAATTCATTTACACCATAATCTTTGTCAATTGGTAAAGGTAGATAATCTGTACCTGATGTTTGCAATTCAATACCATTTTTGATATCATAATCTGATACTTTTACCTCCTCATCTCTTGTTGGAACCATTATTTGTCCTGTTACTCCATCTTTTTCATAGTCCTCTGAAAAATCATCATAAATATTTGTTTCTGCTCTTGATATTGCTAAAACTTGTGATGCATAACTTTCTTTTCTTTTATGTGTTCCTGTTCCTAACGCATTTGCCATAATAAATTACCTCTCTTTCATTAATCAAATAATTCTGGATGTTTCTGTTTTAATATTGCAGTAACTCCATCATCTTTTTTACTATTATTACTATTTTTTACTGATACACCATCAGTAATATTGTTGTCTGAATTGTTGTCAGACTTTTGTGTATATTTTGGATTTTCTTTCAAAAATTCTTCTAAATTATCTTTGAAATCTCCATCCATTTTAGAAACTTTAAATAAAACATAGTCTGAATCCTCTTTATTTACACCACTTTCTAGAATTGCAATGTAATTTTCTTTTTCTTCTAAATCAGCTATTGCTTTTTGATAGGCAGTTTCTTTTTCAGCCTTTTTTTGCTCTTCTGTCTTTTGACTTTCTAACCATTCGTTATATTTCTTTAAATCAATATCTTTATACTTTTTTTCGTATTTTTCTTTTAATTTCTTGTCTAAAGCATTATATTCTTCTTGGGTATAAGTCTTTACAGAATTGCCCTCATCTTTGTTTTGACTGGCTTGAGTTCCAGAATTATTGTTGTTGACATTTTGATTATTTAAATCTTTTCCATCTTCAACATTTGGGTTGTTTTCTTGATTTTGATTTTCATTTTCCATTTAAAAAACCTCCTTAAATACCTAAATTATTCTTTTAAGTCTTTAAAATAGTAAAAAGACTAATACCTGTGTTGTTCTTTATAGTCTGCAATACAGTAAAAAGACATAAAAAGAACATCTTACCGACATTGGCAAAATGCTCTTTCACTTTATAATTATAAAATTAATAACTAATCAATATTTTCTTCAATTTTTAATATTTTATCTTGTAATTTTTCTAATTCTATTGATTTTTCTGTAAAATTTAGATTTTTATCCAAATGATTATGAATTTCTTCATCTAATCTCTCAATAATTTCTCCTGTATCGTCTATTGTATAGTCTTTGTCTTCTAATTTTATATTTACACTTTCTAAAAGTTTTATTTCATTATCATCTAACTTATTCTTTATGTTCATACCTTTTCAACTCCCTCTTATTAGTTGGTCTTGCAGTTGCTAATTTTCCTGTATCAGGATTTATTGAAACTGTTACCTTTTTCCCATAAATATTTATGCTTTTTCTTCCTTGATTGTCTGTTTTAATTTTACCATAATCAAGCGGATTGTTCAAGGTATCTTGTATATCTTCAAAATCTAAATTTCTGGCATAAGTTCTTGATATTATATGTTCTGAAACTTCTTTTATTTCAAAATTATTTACTTTTTTTCCAACAATCTTACTATTGTATTTATTAGCAATCTGTGTAATTACTTTCATATTTGTTTTTATTGTTTTTTCTGGCTGTCCTATATACATTCTTGTTCTATCAGATGTGGATTCAATCGCATTAGTAAATTCTTCTAATTCTTTTTTATGACTATTATAATATAAAGTTTTTCTTGCAAATTTTGTTTTAGTATCTTCAATTAATTTTTCATCAGTATTATTACTTGTTAAAATTCCTTGAATTCCAGCTAATTCTTTTTTGTCTTGTCTTATTACTCTTTCCATATTTCTTTGTACTTGACTTGCCTCATATTTTGTCATTTTTTTGCCTTTGTATTCTATTGTTTCATCTTGCCATTTTTTCAATTGCTCATCAGTATATGTTTTTGATGATCCTTCAAAATATGGATTCCAGTCGTGTCTACAATTTATTCCTTTAAATCCTGTAACTTTTCCATATCCAATATCATCTAAACTTAAATAGCCTTTTCTACCACTTCTGCTAACAATCTTACCTTGCCAACTTGCGTGTTCAGGTCTTGCACCTCCATGTGCAGTTATTTCCATCAAGTCCCACCCTAATTCTTCAGCTCTTAATAATTGCATCTTTCCACAAGTTTGATTTACCCCAGTAATAATATTCATTCTCGCTGCACTTTCTAAAGACATCTGATGTCCAGATGGATATTTTACTACTGCTCCTTTTGAACTTAAATTATCTATTGCATCAATTATTGCATTTGAATAACTTTTTACTCCTGTTGAAACTTCCATATATGCTCTATTCATTGCATTTACAAACTCAGTTTGACCAGTTGAGGCTGTTGTCATTGTTAAATTAGATAAATTACTATTAGTTTTATTTACAGAAGCTATCAATAATTTCATCATTGCTTTGTCCTGTTTTATTTTTATTGGATTAAGTCCTGCCTCTTTATAAATTTTATCATCATTTTTTATTGTTGTTATTCCTGCATTTTCAAATATTTTTGAAATTTCTTCATAACTTGTTTTATTGTATTTAGATACTAGGTCTATTATATCCGAATATAGCATTCCCATTTCCTGTGCTATTAATATATCATTTTTTACAACTGTATTTGCATATCCTACATTCGCAATTCTTTCTGATATTTGTTTTATTATTTCTAATTCCAAGTCATTATAAACATTTACTGCTTGTTTTTCGACTTCTTCAAGATAATTAGGAGGTAACATTTATTATTCCTCCTTTTCCTCATTTTTCTTTTTATTTTCTTCTTTATTTATTGTTTGTCCTTCATCTGTTGGAAATCCGAAAACCTCTTGATTTGTCATTTTTTCTTCATTTATTTTGTCTAGCTCTTCTTGTGCTTGTTGCTCTGTCATTCCTTCAAATTTTATCAAGTATGATTTTTTACTTTTTAATCCTTGTTGTACTTCCATTAAAGCAAGAGTTTTCTCTGCATTTTTATCAGTTATTATTGAATCATCTGGAGTGATTACAATATCTGATGCATCTATTCCTTCTATATGGCAAATTGCTCTTACTAAATCATACACAACATCATTAACATTTATTAAATGCCTTGTTCTTGTTCTAAAAGCCTTACTATTCTCTGATATAACTTCTGTTGCAGTTTTTACTGATACACCATCAAATTTATAATAGTTCTCTCCTAATCCTACATTAGATGATAGCCAATTTAATTCTGCATTTATTGCATCAATATGATCTTTTGTCCTTAAAGTAAAATCTATTTCTTTTGCTGGTTGTTTTTCCATCCCTTCAACTGCAACATACACCTCATCATTAGCATCAAATTGTTGTACATAATCAATCTTACCATTTTCATTAGGAATTGCTTTTGCCTTTAATGTCGTATTATCTACTAATATTCTTTTCTTTCCTAAAACAAACTCTCTCGAAAAACTATCATACTTTAAGTCTATTGCTTTAAACCTATCAATTGAATTTGCAAAAATAGATATTCCTAATGGACTTGACATATCTAAATTATTTGCCAAATTTGGCTTTAAAACTTGAAAATATGGGACATCAGTTTCAATTTCATCTTCTTTTTCTATATCTGGATAAATTTCATTAAAGTTAATTTCATTTCCTAATTCATTATCATTTTCAGATTTATATAATTCATGTTTCCTTTTATACTTTCCATTTTCATGTTCATGATATGTAATATGAGTATAATAAAAAGTCTTTTCTTTGTTTGTTTCTGCATCCTCTATTTCAGAATACCTTGAAACTGTTATTAATCCATATACATAGGAATTTGTATATTTATAAGGAATAACTAAATCTCCTGTTACATAGTCAATTGTTGTAACTCCATTATCTTTATATTCAATGAGTGCTCCATTTCCTAATCCCATTACTTGTTCAATAAATATAGGAAAGTTGGTTGTAAAATTATTAACCTTATTATCTAATATTGACCATAATTTTATAGTATCTTTTTTTCTTTTTAATTGAATTTGAGTTTTTTCAGTCCATAAAAGTTTTGCCATATCTTCACATACTTTTTTAGGCATATTCATTGTTAATATTTCTTTATTTACCGTTGTTCCACTTGCTAATTTTACTTTATAATGATGAAAATCTGCTACATCTCCTGCAAGCCATTCTTTCCATATTTGCATATAATCGTATATGTCGCCAACAGCAAGATTTATTCCATTTTTCTTACTTAATACACTTGAAATATTGTTGTATAACTCCATTTTCAAACCTCTTTTCTAATATTTTAGTCCTAATTTAACCAAATTATCTTTTACCCAATATTGAAACTCATCTTGTGTATGGTCTGCATAAGTATATGCATAACTTTGTGAATGAGTATTATAATATCTTTCATCAACAGGTAAATCTTTTTCAGTTTTATCAGGTGTTGGTTTTCCACTTTCTACTGACTTTGGTAACCATTGATAGTTTTCATTTTCCTTTTTAAAAATTAAATTGTTATTATTTAAAATAACTCTAAATTTCTTTTTGGCTATAAAATCCTGCGAATAATCGACTAATTTTTCTTTGTTTGTACCCTTATCAACTGGATTCAATCTTACACCATAATCTTTATAATATTGGTTTCTTAATGCTCCCTCTGCTGAATCTATTGTTTCTTTATCTGTAACTGTTTTAAATTCCTTGATCATATTTCTTTTAAAATTAAATAAATCGGAACTTAATTCACTTGGTGCCTTTTTTACTGGTTTTTCATTTGGGGAATAATAATAAGTATCTAATAAATACCAATATCCATCATCTCCTAGTCCATAGCATCCACAAGCAGTTGCTGATGTTTGATGTCCACTATCTATTGAAAAATCAATATAAACAATTTCTACATTATTTTCAATAATATAGTTTTCACTTACATATTCAATTAAATCAGGATTAAATATAAGTCCTTCTAATCCAATTACTTGTCCTAACCAAATCCAATTATATCTTTTTTCATCATTTTTCCTTAGATTTTCAGCCTCTTCTATTGCTATTTTACCAACCCATTCTGGATTAACTGTTCTATAATCACTATGACTAACTAAATACTTTGGATCTTTTCTTTTCTTTGCAGCCCATTTATTAACCCAATCGAATTTGTTTTTTGGTGGATTGTATGAATATAGAGCCATAAACCAATCATTGTTCCCACGAGTAAATGTTGCCTTTATTTGTTCTATGGTTTCCTCATCTTTAAAATTTGTTAATTCCTCAAACCATATAATTTTAATCAATTTCTTTTCATCTATTGTTCCTTTTATAGTTTCAAAATCATCTCCACCTGCGAAGTATATTTTATTTTCGTTTTTAAAAAATGTTATTTCCATTGGAGAAACTGTTGCTTTGTAGTCTATTCCTTCAACTAATCCTAATCTATGGCAAGCCCTTTTTATTTCTCTAAAAACTGACTTTCTTAAATCAATTTGATGATTTCTCATACATACAGCAGAACAATTATCTTCATTTAAGCAATTATAAACAATTTTTATTGCAATCATTGATGTTTTAGTTGAATTTCTTCCACCTTCATATATTTGATTTGTTTTTCTTGAATTAAAATAGGGTACAAAATGTGGTGCTATTATGTCTCTTATACTTACTCTACTCATTTTGCATCACATCCGTTTCATCATATGGTAAATCATTTATGATTTCAATTCTTTCAGAACTTCCCTGTGGTTTTTTATCATCATTCTTTGATTTTTCATAATCAAATCGTTTTTTATCAAATTCCATTTTATGTAATGAGTCTAAGGCTCTTCTTTTTGCCTCTTGTATTTTTGTAAGAGCCTGTTCATACCTGATTATTAACAATTGTGTATTTTCTGCCTCTGTTGCTGTTCCAAATTCAGTAGATTTTGACATTTTCATAATAGTAAGGTCTTTACTTTCCCTTAATTCTTTAATTTTATTTAAAATTCTAAATTCCCTAATTTTGCAAATTCTTATTTCTTCTTCAAGAATATCTTTCTGACTTTTTATAGGTTCATTAAATAATTCTAATTCTTCATCTGAAAAACACCCATTGAATTTAGAATATGCCCCTGTTATCTCAGCATTTTTGTTATTTTTAGTCCCGTGTCCACCCTTATTTCCCCTAGTTCCTTTTGGTTTTCTTGTCTTCCATTTATTTTTTCTTATTTGATAATTTAATTGGTTCAAAGTAATGTGGTACTTTGTGATTATGTCTTTTTTTAACATTCCAGAATTAAAGTCTTTTTCTATATCTTCAACATTCACATCAGTTCCACCACATCCTTTCTATTATTCTTTTTGTGCTTTTCTTCCAGTAAATTTTTCCCATCTTTTTACTATCACATCACAATAAACAGGATCCAATTCCATAGTATAGCACTTTCTACCAGTCTGTTCTGCTGCTATTAATGTTGTTCCACTTCCACCAAAGCAGTCAATAACAATATCATCTTTAGATGTCGTTAATTCAATTGCTTTTACTGGTAAATCTAATGGAAAACAAGCCTTATGATTTTCTAATTGTGTATTTCCTGTACTTATTCTCCAATAATTACTTATTCCTTTACCAGTTTTCTTATTGAAATATGCTTTTCTATCTGTCGTGCCTAAATAATACAATTCCATGTCCTCCGAAATTTCTTTATCGTTTCCAACCATTAAAATATCTTCATATTGTCTTGTTAACATATTCTTTGATACTATTGGCATTCCATGTCCTTTATCCCAAACAATTAATTCCATAAATTTAAGTCCTGTTTCTTTAACTATTTTGTATAAAATTTCAATAAATTCCCATCTTGAATTTTTATTATAACTAATATTCCAAAATAAAAATCCTTTGAGATATTTAATCCATAATTTAACTACATTTAAATTAAAATCAATGTACTTTCTACTTTCTAAATTATCATCGTAATTTTCATACATTTTTGAACTCATATTATATGGTGGAGAAGTAAATATGCATTTTGCGATATCATTTCCCATTAATTTTTCTATATCATTTATATTTGTTGAATCTCCACACATTAATCTATGTTTACCTAATATCCAAATATCGCCTAGTCTACTAATAGGCTTATTTATTTGCTTTAATTCTTTATCTAATTCAAATTTATCATCTTTTATATTAATTTCATCTTCCAACATTCTTTCAATCTCATCATCATCAAACCCAATCATAGATAAATCAAAATCATCATCTTTTAATTCTTTAATCAATTCCTCTAATTTTTCATTATCCCATTCTCCATTAATGTTATTTAATGCAATATTTAATGCTTTTTCTTCTTTTTTATTTAAATTAACAACATTACATTCTATTTCTTTATATCCAAGTTCTTCTAATACCTTTAATCTTTGATGTCCTCCTATAACAGTAAAATCTTTATTTACAATTATAGGTGCAACATATCCAAATTTAATAATACTTTTCTTTATTTTTTGGTATTCTGGATCTTTTTCTGTTAAATTTTTTCTTGGATTGTATTTTGCTGGTTTTAGTTGTTCTATTTTTATTTTCTCTATTTTCATTGCAAGTTTCCTTTCCAAAACACAATAAATACTTTCTGCAATTTTTGCATTGAAATCTTAAACATATTTCTTTCATAGATCCTCCTGTCTTTTGTAAAATAAAAAAGCCTATCTGCATTTAAGCAAATAGACCTTTTACAAAGGAAGATGTTATGAAATCCACAAAAAGGTATTACATTTTTTGTAGTTTTACACTTATACAGATTATAACACATAAATTTCAAACTTTTATGGCAATATTTTCCCTTTAAGTATATTTAATTCCTTTTACTCCAAAATATAATATTGAAAATTCTTTAATTGCTCTATTTTTTATGTCATAAATAGTATGATTGCTATTTTCAGAATAATTTAATAATCTAGCTATTTCTTTCATTGACTTTTTATAATCAGTTATATATTTTAATTCAATAAATTTATGTAAT